ATTGACAAACAAGGAGTTCGTGATGCAGTAGCAGGTCCAAATTCTCAAATGACTTCATGGATTACAGAACAGCTTAATTTAAATTTACCTACATTTGCAGACCACAATGTGGCTATGTTAGAAAAAGGGTTAACATTTACAGTAGAAGTAGAACAAATAACAAAAATGACAGGTTCTATGCATGAACATTATAATCAAGAGATACGTGATATTACATTGATGATTAAATTAAGAAGAGATGATACTGCTACTCCACTAAACGAAAACAGCATATTTGCTTTAAGAAATAGAAGAGAAGTACAAGAAGAAAGATTTGTATCTCAGATATTACCAGGACTGGTTAAAAAATATTCATATCAATACACAGGTGAGAACACAGAAGTTGAATCAGTAGACATACAACTTCACAGTGGATTCTTTAATGCAGTATCACCCGGCGTTGGCACTTATTATGCAGACAACAATTTTATGTTTGAATCAAATGCAGAGTCAAATGAACTAGCGAGAGAATGGGTTGCTAATCCACATAGAGACACAGGGAATTCATCAACAGTTAGATATTTAAGTGATGTGAAACTAGACAAATTTAATGTTAACCAAAATTCTATTTTTAGTCACACAACAATTGGTGCAACAGGACAACAAGTAAACGAAACAACTACTGGGTCTAAAATTGCAGCGGCAGCATTAGCAGCGCATGCAAATAGATTAGTAGATATGCAAAATTTAAAAGTAGAAGCCAAAGGCGATCCAGTCTTTTTGGGAACAAATGGCAAGAACTTATTTAACACTATTTCTGATTCAGTATACATGGCATTTGTAAACTTTCAACCCGACCCAGAAGACTTGTTAACTTTCCAAAGAAGAGGCCCAGTGGATTTGATAACTACTGGTATATATAAAATTACAAATGTTCATAGTAAATTCCAACAAGGAAAATTCTCACAAACAATTGAAGCGTATCGAGATCCAAACAGTACTCCGTTTTTATTACTCGATACAATAATGAAACTAGAGGTAGACTAATGTCAGGCGCAGCAGGATCAGGAATAAAAACAACAGGCTTTAATATTGCAAAAAAAGCAAACGTAAGCCAAGGATATAATGTTAATAACATTAGCGGTGTATACGTTGCTGAAGTAATGAACGATGCTGATTCACAGCACAACGGCAGAATAACAGTTAAGATACCAGAACTAGGATCAACAGCAGAACGTATTATACTATTAACAACACCGTTTGGTGGCAACACCAAAATCTCAGAAAGTGCAGACGATCCGACATTGTACGGAAAAAAATCAACAACAGAATCAGGTTCACCAAAAACATATGGAATGTGGCCACAGCCTCCAGCTATTGGATCAAATATACTAGTAGCTTTTGTTGGGTCAATGGAACAAGGATTTATGCTAGGATATATTCCACCACATGATAGAAATGCAACAATGGGTGGTGACGCTAGTGGGACGGCGTATGACGGCAAGGGTGAGAAAATCTTAGCTCCAACAAGTGAAAGTAATTTAAATGATAACCTTGATGCAGAATGCAGACCTGCAAACCCTGTGGCATTAGAACACTTAACCGAAGCTGGACTACTTGAAGATTATGTTAGAGGACACAGCCAAAGTGGTGCAAGACGAGAAAGTCCTAGTAACGTATTTGGCATTACATCAAAAGGTGGCCACGTATTAAGTTTAGACGATGGAGCCGAAGATGGAGCTAGTAATAATGTTAGAATAAAAACAGCTGGTGGACACACAATATTACTCGATGACACTAACGGATTTATATTCATTACTAACAAAGGTGGCAGCGGTTGGATTGAAATGGACGCAGAAGGATCAATCGACATATACAGCCAAGGCGGCGTTAACGTTGCAACAGATGGCGATTACAATGTACATGCAAAAGGCAGTATCAATATGCAAGCCGATCAGGGAGTTAACATTAAAGCTGCTGGATCTGAAGGACTCAAGTTACAAAGTCAAACTGGTACAATTGACTTTCATAGTGCTATCGATATTAACAGTAGTGCGCTTAGACAAATTAACACGACATCAGGTAGCAACATGTTCATCAAAGGAACACGTATTGATTTGAACGGTCCAGTTCCAAAAGCAGCAGTAGAAATTACTAAGCAATCACATATGACAAATACAAGTGTTACAGAAAGTGCCGCTAGTCGTGTGCCTGAGCATCATCCATGGAAAGGTGCATCAACAACACAAGAAGAATATACTCTACCCAAAGGGGATTCAGTTTCATGACAAAACTTACTTTATCAAACACATTAACACAAGAAGACTTATTAGCATTTGATTTATTTACAGTTACTGATAGTGTATTGGCTACTACCGAATTGCCTATTAAAAATTTAGAAGCAAGTAGTGCTATGATTAATTTAATGTTACGTAAAATTAAATGGAAGGCGTTTTCTTATAAGGATGTTAACAATGTTGTAAAAATTGGATATAATCTAACAGATGGTATTAAAGGTAAAGGCCTAACAGAAAAAGAAGCATATAAACTATGGATTGATGTATTCAAAGAAACTGAAAGAAGATTTAAAGAAGTGTTTGTGTTAGGTTCACTAAGCCAAAGCCAGTATGACGGCATGCTAAGTTTGTATTACTTAACAGGCGATTGGACTACAGTGGGCACAGAAGAAAGAAAATTTAATCTATATGATTATGTAAAAAACAAACAATGGAACTACGTAGCAACTGCTATGACTCTTAGTGGTACAAACCGTCTAATGAGACAAGCAGAAGCAAAAGTTATTATGCTTGCTGACTACGGAATAAAACAAGACAGGTCGTTAATTAGACGACAAGGAATACAAGAAATAGCAAACAGATACCCAGGAAGAATGCTAGACGACACAAGTAGAGCCCAGGCAGAGTATGTTTATTATGCAATGACTAGTAGGTTCTTACCACACATGTCTGAATCAAGACAACGGATATTATCATCTCAACTTAATAAGTAAAAAGGACTACAACATGCATGCAAGTGTATTACTTTTAAACGCTGATGCAACACCTTTAAGTCTACTACCACTTTCTACGATTAGCTGGCAAAATGCAATTAAGGCAATGTGGGGCAGTAAAGTTCACGTATTAGAAAATTATGAAGGAAGGTTCTTACATACGTCTACATTAGAAATACCATTGCCTAGTGTTGTTATGATGAACACTTATCACAAACCTCCATCTAAAGCAAAGTTCTCTCGCAAAAATGTATATCTCAGAGATGGATATTGTTGCCAGTACTGTGGTGGGTTATTTCATTATCATGAGTTAACAATTGATCATGTTATCCCAAAATCAAAGGGTGGGAAGCTAACATGGGAAAATAGTGTTGCTGCATGTGGTTCTTGTAATGTTAAAAAAGCAGATAGGCTATATCCTAAACCAATAAGAGAACCTAAGCGCCCCACATGGTTTCAAATAAATCACGCATCTACTTTCCATGATATTCATATTCCTGATACAAATTGGAAAAATTATATCAAATGGCCAGAAGAGAAGCTACATTTAGCAGATAACATCACATTATACTAAGGATTAAATACCAGTATAATTAAATTGATAAATACTTGTATGAGTAATATAGTAGGCTACACCACAGTAAATCAAACAAATGCAAGTCTAAGATTGAAAAATCTAGAACTTGCTAAACGAGATCTGTTGAACCATTTTCATATCCGTAAAGGAGAGAAATGGACTAACCCAGATTTTGGCAGTAACTTGCCTTATTATGTTTTCCAACCATTGGACGAAACTACAATTGAAATGATTACCGAAGAAGTACATAACGTTGTAACACACGATCCAAGGTTCGATCTAATTAGTGGCAATAGTGTCACAGTTAGTAAAAAAGATCAAAAGGTAACAGTAGCAGTAGAGTTATTATATCTACCATCTACAACTGCAACAGATTTGCAGATTATATTTGACACAGATTTCACTGAAACGGCAGAGTTTTAATTATGGCACAAAATATTAGACAATCAAAACTTTTTGCATCCGAAGACTATAAAGCGGTATACGAATCGTACATCAACGCTAATTTACAAGCATTTGATTATGATACTATTCGATTATCAATGGTTGAGTATGTAAGAAATACATATCCAGAGAATTACAATGACTGGATTGAAAGTTCAGAGTTTGTAGCACTACTTGATGTAGTAGCGCAAATGGGACACAACTTAGCATTTAGAGTTGACCTTAACTCAAGGAATAACTTTTTAAGTACTGCCGAAAGACAGGATAGTGTTTATAAACTTGCAGAGTTTATTGGATACACACCAAGACGTAATGTGTCAGCGTTTGGTGAGATGAAAGTAATCAGTGCAAAAACAAACGAACAAGTGATTGGTAGTGCCGGAACAAGTTTAGGTGGACAAGAAATTAAATTTGAATCAACAAGTAATGTAAATAACTTGGATGATTTTATTGCTGTTATGAATAGTGTTTTACAATTTGGTAACCAATTTGGTAGTCCAAAGAAACAAACAACAGTAAGTAATATACAACAACAGTTTTATGAATTAAACAATACAGCTGGTCAAATTAAGTTTGACGTAACTGGTGTCGCTAATGGTGTATCATCTACATTTAATATTGTAAGTGTAGACTATGAGAATAATATTGTTTATGAAAAAGCACCAATGCCTTCTAGCGCATTTGGATTGTATTATAAGAATAGTGGATTAGGGTTAACAAACAAAGACACAGGTTTCTTCTTTGGAATTAAAGAAGGAACACTAGCATTTAAAGATGTACAAATTACTGACCCAATTGACAATCAAACAATAGATATTAATGTAGACCATATTAACAACAGTGACGTATGGGTACAAACTGTAAACAAAGACGGAACTATTGTTAAGCAATGGACTAATGTAAAGAGTATCGCAAGCTATAACAACACATCATATAATGGTGTAATAGCATCCAACAGAGATGTGTTTAGTGTTAGAACTAGAAAAGATAATCAAATTTCAATTAACTTTGCAGATCAAACGTTTGGTAATGCACCACAAGGGATTATACGTGTATGGTATCGTGTAAGTAAAAACGAAACATATACAGTACGTCCAGCTGATTTAGCAAACAAAAAGATTTCAATCAAGTATCAAGGACTTGACGGAAATGATTATGTTGCACAACTTACATTACAATTAAAAACAAGCATTACATCAGCAAGTGCTGCAGAAACATTAGACAATATTAAACAAAATGCTCCGTTGGCATATGCAAGCCAAAACAGATTAGTTACGGCAGATGATTATAACACATTGTTCTCATACCAGTCAGCTAACGTAGTAAAAGTTAAAAGTCTTAACAGAACATTTAGCGGACACAGTAGATACATTGACTTCACTGATCCAACAGGCGAATACAGTAACTTATTAATTAATGGTGCTGATGGTCGTTTGTATGAAGATAATAGTATTAAAAGTCAAACTACTGTAGTTGGTATGAACAAAGATTATATATTTGAGAAGTATGTAAAAAGTCAGCTAGGCGACTTTGATCTTATTAACTTATACTATACAAAGTTCACAAGTGCATTTAGTGCATTAAAGACAACAACTTACTCATATACACCAAACTTAACATTTGGCGATGCAAACTTTACTATAGGTGGATTCATTTGGACTGTACCTGGCGGAAATGTTTATAACGCAAACACTGGATATTTTATTTTAAAGAACGGTGTTAATGT